GGCTTGAGATGGCAGTGCTGAGCGGTGCGCTGAATCTGCCAGGCTATGAAACCAACCCTGACCGGTACCGCGCTAGCAAGTGGGTTCCCCGCAGCTGGGAATGGGTAGACCCGCAGCGTGAAGTTGAGGCTTACAAGTCAGCCGTGAGGTGTGGTTTCAAAACACTGGCGCAAGTGATTAGCGAACAAGGCGGCGACTTAGATGATGTGCTGACGCAGCGTCAGACAGAGCTGGCCAAGCTTGATGAGTTCGGCATTGTTCTCGATACTGATCCAAGCGAAGTGAGCAGTGCAGGCTTGACGCAGGTCAGACCAGCCGGATCCATTGATCCGTTCGGTGATACCGAAACACCAATGGAAGAAGAAGAGTATCAAGATCTCTCGGTGCTTGAAGATCCAGTTGAGGATCCAGAGGATTGATGGCAAACGTCAATGGCACTGAGATCGACCTGATGCCCACCGATGGGATGCGCACGGAAGCACAGCGCTACCGCGATTGGAAGTCTGAAGGTGAGCAGGGCGGCACTGAGGTGGCGGCAAACAGAGCCAGCCAGATCCTGAGTGGCGATGAACTGTCACCTGAAACCGTTATCACAATGGCGGCATGGTTCGCAAGGCATGAGGTGGACAAGCAAGGCGAAGGGTTTAGTGCTGACGAAGATGGCTATCCGTCACCGGGCCGCGTGGCATGGGCGGCATGGGGAGGTGACGCTGGACAAACATGGGCAAGTAACAAGAGCGATAGAATCAAAACACTACAAGACAGAAGCGCTATGGAAATGGAGCGCCCCTATCCAAACGAACACGCTGCGCGATTGAAAGATCCAGCACAGTACGATTCGCTGCGTCGCATCAATGATGAAGGTGGCAACGGCGTGGATTTCATCTATGGCATCAAGGAAGGCGAGAGCGAATTGCAAGCAATTCGGTTTCGCAGTTCAGTATTTACCGCAGCCGAAGCTCGGAATTGGCTGGCTGATCATGACTTCAATCCAATCATGTTTGAAGAAGCTACTGGTGACGGCGAAGGTCGCAGCCTGACAGGCAAGTATCAGCGCGCTGAACTCACCACTTTTGACCAAGTGGAGGATCGCACCTATGAGTTTCCGTTCAGTTCTGAGTTCCCTGTATCCCGTTATTTCGGCAACGAAATCCTGAGCCATGCTGCCGGTGCAGCTGATCTCAGCCGATTGAATGATGGCGCGCCCCTGCTGTTTAACCACAATCCTGACCGTGTGATTGGTGTGGTTGAAGGCGCCAGAATTGACGAGAGAATGCGCCGTGGTTATGCACGTGTGCGGTTCAGCCGCAATGTTTTTGCTCAGGAGATCCTGGGTGATGTGAAGGACGGCGTTCTTCGGAATGTCTCCTTCGGCTACTCTATTGACAAAATGGAGGAGCGCGGCAGTGGCGACTTTGTTGCTACTGCTTGGGCACCTTATGAGGTGTCGATCGTCAGCGTCCCTGCTGACAAAACCGTGGGCATTGGCCGTGCGTTGACGCCCACACAACCCGCTGCTTCGGCAGCACCATCCCCTGATCCCCTTCCTTCAATGGAATCCACCACCCCTGATCTGGCCGTGGTGCGGGCCGAAGCCGCCGAGGCTGAGCGCACCCGCATTGCTGAGATCTCTGCCCTGTGCGATAAGCACAAGATGGGCGAGATGGGCCGCCAGCTGGTCGAGTCTGGTCGTTCAATCGACGAAGCTCGGGCTGCTGTTCTCGACAAAATGAACATCCCACAGGAGCCTGTCACCATGAGCGCTGCCGAAATCGGCCTTAGCGAAAAGGAAAGCCGTAACTTCTCCTTCTTGCGTGCTATCAACTATCTGTCCAACCCAACCGATCGCGCTGCCCGTGAGGCTGCCGCATTTGAGATCGAGGCATCTGACGCTGCTGCTACCAAGCTTGGCCGTCAGAGCCGCGGCATCACCATTCCCCAGGAAGTGCTGCGCCGTGACCTGAACGTTGGAGCTGCCACTGCTGGCGGCAACCTTGTTCAAACTGTCCTTGACTCTGGCAGCTTTATTGACCTGCTGCGCAATGCTTCCGCACTGGATCAAGCTGGCGCCACCGTGCTGACCGGCCTAACCGGCAACGTTGCGATCCCCCGTCAGTCGGGCGCCGCTACTGCCTATTGGGTTGCTGAGTCTGGCTCACCTACTGAGTCCCAGCAGACTATTGATCAGGTCAGCCTGGTGCCCCGCACTGTTGCTGCTTACACCGACTTCAGCCGTCGCTTGATGGTCCAGTCCTCCATTGACGTGGAGAACATGGTTCGCAACGATCTGGCTCAAGTGATCGCTCTGAAGATCGACGCAGCTGGTCTGTACGGCACTGGTTCTAACAGCGAGCCTCTGGGTCTTAAGAACACCACCGGCATCGGCACCGAAGATTTCGCAGCTGACGCTCCTACTTTTGCGGAAGTGGTTGCTATGGAATCCGACGTTGCTACGGCCAACGCTCTGCTGGGTTCACCTGTCTATCTGATGAACGCCACCATGCGTGGTTATCTGAAGACCACCAAGAAGGATGCCGGCTCTGGCATGTTCCTGATGGAAGGCGGCGAAGTTAACGGTTACAACGGTGTGATGTCTAATCAAGTTGCTGCTGGCGATCTGTGGTTCGGCAACTTTGCTGACCTGATCATTGGTTACTTCTCCGGTCTGGATCTGATGGTGGACCCTTACACCAACAGCACTAGCGGCACCGTGCGGGTTATTGCGATGCAGGATTGCGACATTGCAATTCGCCATCCCGAATCCTTCAGCCGCGGCAACAACACCCTCTGATGTTGATCCAGGTTCTACGGCAGACAATGCTTGTGGGCCAGGTGGTTCGTGTTGGGGATGTCATTGAGGCATCTCCATCCGACGCCAAGTTCCTAATTGGCATTGGCAAAGCTGCGCAAGTTACCGAGGCTCCGGTTAAAGAGCCACTTAAGACCACACCTACAACCTCCAGACGGAGGAAACCACAATGACTGTCTTTAACCTTGGGACCAAGACAACCCAGCTCGCTCTGCTGCCTACTGCCGTTGGTGCTTCCACCACGACCGGTAGCGCTGTTGATCTGGCTGGCTACGAAGGCGACATGGTCGTTCTTCTTGATGCTGCTGCCGGTGGCGCCAGCATCACCTTTGCTGTCAAGCTGACCCATTCGGATACCTCCGGTGGCTCTTACACCGACGTGACCGGCGGTGGCTTTACAACCACGGCTGCCAACACTGCTTCCCGCCAGAAGCTGTATGTCAATGTCACCGACATCAAGCGTTTCGTCAAAGTTTCGCTGACTGTTGCTGGTGGCACTGGCACCGGCGCTCTGTCCGTCCAAGGCTTGGCTTCTGCCAAATACGCCTAATGGCAATCACGGAAGATCTGGACATCTTCCTGGCAGACTTTGGCGTCAGCTGCACAGCTGGCGCCATTACTGCTAATGGGATATTGGACATGCCTAGCCAGATCCTGAGCGATGGCATGGTGCTTAGCACTGACTACACACTGACTGCACGGACCTCAAAGTTTGGAAGCTTGATCCGCGGCAACTCGATCACGGTTGATGGTGCGGCATACACCGTGCGCGAAACCATGTTGATTGATGACGGCAAGTTTGTTCAGATTGCACTACAAAAGACATGACCACTAAGCGTGAGTCGATCCTTGCTGCTATCCGCACTGCGCTAACCGGTACCACCGGAGTCAGCACCAGGATCTATCGCAGCAGAGTTGAACCATTGGCCAGGGGCGAGCTGCCTGCCATTGTGGTTGAACCGGTTAGCGACAATGCCGAGCAGAACACCAGCCTGCCAACGCTGGATTGGACGTTAAACGTTCGCATCTCAGTGATCGTGCGCGGTGATGTCCCTGATCAAGTGGCTGATTCAGTCGTTGAAAGCTTGCACGCCAAGGTGATGGCAGACCTGACATTGGGTGGCTATGCCTTTGATGTGCAGCCAGTTTCAGTTTCCTTTGATATTGTTGAAGCAGATCAGCCAAGCGGTGTGATCAGTTGTGACTATGCTGTGAGATATCGGACACGTGTGGCCGATCTATCCCTTAGCCCATAGGAGCTACGATGGTAGATGAATATCAAGGGCAAGGCGGCACATACCTGCTTGACCCCAAAACCGGCAAACGGAAGCTCCTTGAGCGGACACAGCCGGCCAATCCCTCTGAACCCCCAACCGAGGAACTGAGCGATGGCTCTGACCCGCAAACGACTGATCCAGGTTAAAAAGGAATCCAGCTACGGCACGGATAGCACGCCGGCTGGAACCGATGCGCTGCTGGTGCGCAACCTTGAGATCACGCCAATCGAGGCTGATGTAGTCAGTCGCGATCTGATCCGCAACTATCTTGGCAACAGCCCGCAGCTGCTGGCCAACACACGGGTCAGCATCACCTTCCAGGTTGAACTGGCTGGATCTGGCACAGCTGGCACAGCGCCCCGCTATGGCAGCATCCTTCAGGCTTGCGGTTTGGCTGAGACAATTGTCTCCAGCACCAGCGTCACCTATGCGCCTGTGAGCAGCTCCTTCAGCTCTGCCACGATCTACTTCAACAACGACGGCATCCGCCACATCCTGACTGGTTGTCGCGGTACGTTCACGCTGAATGCCGAGGTGGGTCAGATCCCCACAATCGACTTCACGATGATCGGTGTTTATAACGCACCAACTGACACAGCGCAGCCCAGCACAACCTACAGCGCACAGGCAAGTCCCTTAATCTTCAAGCAAGGCAACACCTCCAGCTTTCAGTTCTTCACCTACGCCGGTTGCCTTCAGTCGGTCAGCTTTGACATTGCCAATGAGACTGTCTACCGCGAGTTGGTTGGTTGCACCAAAGAGGTGCTCATCACCAACCGCGCTCCCAGTGGCACTGTGATGATTGAATCGGTTGCACTAGCAACCAAGGATTTCTTCAACATTGCTCAGACCGAAACAACCGGCAACCTTACATTCCTGCACGGCACCACTGCTGGTAACCGTGTCACCTTTACTGCTGGTCAGTGTGACATCACGAACCCCACTTACGGGGATCAGGATGGCATACAGATGCTGAGCATCCCTTATGTTGCTGTGCCGACCACGGCCGGCAATGATGAGCTAAGCCTAGCCTTTACCTAATCAGAGCACCCTGTATGTCGTTTGTTCTCAAGCAGTCCGACACCTACGTTTGGCCGGTCACCTTTGACGTTCCTGTTGATGGTGGCCGCCATGAGCGGCAAACATTCGACGGCGAGTTCAAACGCCTGCCGCAAAGCAAGATCGGCCCGATGGTAGCCGAGTTGCAAAAGCTTGAGGACTTAGGCGATCTGGAACGCTTTACCGAGATAGCAGCCGATCTTTTGGTTGGCTGGTCTGGGATCAATGATGACAATGGCAAAGAGGTGCCATTTAGCCAGAAGGCACTTGAGCGATTGCTTGAAGTGCCATTCTTGGCAGTGGCAGTGCTCAAGGCTTACATGGATAGCATCAAAGGAGCCAAGAGAAAAAACTGACAGAGGCCGCCGAGCATTGGGCCGGCGGCGGTGTAGTGGATGAAACCGACACAGACGCAGCAGCCTTGGGCATCGTGATGCCTGAGCAGCCAAGTGAAAACTTTGAAGTCTGGGAGGAGAATTGGCCGGTGGTGGAAATGTTCATGCGAGTCCAGACGCAATGGCGTACGACCATGAACGGCGTTCTAGGGTTGGACTATGCAGCAGTGGCTTGGCAGTTTATGATGTATGAAGTAAAAGACCAGCGTGCGCTCCTAGAGGGCCTGCAAATAATGGAGGCCGCGGCAATGCTCACAATCAACAGCAGGACCAACTGACATGGCACTCAATCTTGACGCGCTGCTCCGCATCAAGGCGGACGTTGTAGGCGAAAACAATATCCGACGGTTGGGCAATTCCATGCAGGGATTGCAAGGCCAGGCCAAGAACGCTGCAATGGGTTTTAACAGCCTTAAGGGAGCGGTTGCGGGATTTGGCGCAGCAATTGCTGGCAGCGCCATCGTGGGTGGTCTAGCGGCAATTGTTAAGAAATCTATTGATGCAGGTGATGAGCTATTCAACCTGCAAGCCAAAACCGGTGTTGCTGCCAATACGTTGATCGGCATCGGCAATGCCGCCAAGCTGGCAGACGTGGATGTCGGCACCCTAGGCAAGGGACTGACCAAGCTCAATGTGAACTTGGTTAAAGCGGCCGAGGGCAATGAAGACCTAGGGCGAAAGTTCAAAGCGTTGGGTGTCTCGGTCAAAGATTCCAACGGCCAGGTTGTGCCAGCTGACAAAGCGTTGAAGCAGGTTGCGGATCGTTTTGCTGACATGCCTGATGGTGCCCAGAAGGCGGCTGCGGCAGTGGCACTTTTTGGCAAGTCAGGCGCTGAGTTGATTCCGCTGCTGAATGAAGGCGCAGCAAGCATGGAAAAATTCACCTACAAAATAGGCGAAGACTTCGCAGCTCGATCTGATCTATTCAATGACACGCTAACCGAGTTTGGCATTAAGACCCAAGGCTTTGGATTGGAGTTGACTGATGCGCTGCTGCCTGCGCTTCAATCAATCCTTGAAGTATTTGGTGAGTTGTTTAATACTGAGCAGGATTGGACTTCGTTATTCAAGGTGATTACTTTAGGATTAAGACTTGTGGCAACGTTTATTTATGCAACGATCAAGTTAGTAGATCAATGGATTAAGACAATTGTTTTCTCGTTCGATGCAGTAGGCAAAGCCTTGAAGGGTGATTTTGCTGGCGCTGGCAAAGCAATTAGCGATGGCGTTGGCAGTGGTATTGAACAAGCAAAGCGTGATTTTGCTGCGATTCAAAAGATCTTCACCGACTCTCCTACACCAGGCACTGGCCGGCGTACTAGCGGAACCAATCCAGAGTTGGACACCACCAGCACCGATGCAAAAGCGGCAGCAGCAGCAAAGCGTGCAGCGGCGGAAGCAAAGCGTGCA